CGTTGTCTTGGCCCTGATAGGTACCAATCAAAAGTTCTCTCCATTGCTGAATCTGACATTGAGTCTTGTTCAGTGTGTGGGTCATCAATAATAAGTAAGTCCGCCCCTCGTCCTGTGATAGAACCGCCTACCCCCGCTGCAAAATATTCCCCACCATGATTGGTCTCCCAACGTCCTTTTGCCTTACTATCTTCTCGTAGTCTAACATCTCCAAAGATTTGTTTATACTCTGGACTGTCAATTAAATTTCTTACCTTAGCACCGAACCTTGCAGATAGTTCTGCGTTGTGGGACACCTGCATAATTTTCATTTTAGGATTCTTTCCGATCATCCAAGCAGGAAAATATATAGATGCAAATTCTGATTTAGTATGCCTAGGGGGCATATTTACAATGAGCCTTCCTTTTTTATTTTTAGATATCTTTGTAAACTCATGAGCAATATGTTGATGATGGCCCCACTTATCAGGATCCTTATCTGTACGGCAAATGAAATCTGGCCAAACAGTTTTTACAAAATACAAGAAGTTATCCTGACATAATTTAATATGTTTAAGCCAGGTTCTTTCGAGCCTCTCTCGTAATTGATCGGTGGTCAATAATTCTGCTTTACTCATCTAGATTCAATATACACCCGGGTCCCCTAAAAATAAAGACCTGTATTCTACAAGGCTATACTACGTGTATTTGTCATATCAAGTAAAGGTAAAGTTAGTAAACATTCGGAAAAAAATCCTAAAAAAATAAAAAATAAAAGTTTTTGATTTTTGGTTTTTGGTTGGTACCTCTATAAACCCTGGCGCGCTAGCGCCAGGGATCAGGGAAACTATGCGCTTTTAACTTGTTCGATGAAGTTATTAAAAGAATACTTTCTAAATATTCTCCAGGCGTCCTCGACCTCGCAAGGTTTACTTAATGTAGGCGCCATTAACTTACACTTTTTATCATGAGGCAAGTTATAAACAGAGTGGCCTAGTTCATGTAGTACTACGTGAAGTAAGTATTGATAACCTCTATCAATTGCTTTTTCTGTGATCCAGATATTAAGACCACCACCCACGCCTAAAACGTTTTTATATTCATGAGTAGATTCACCGATTCGAACATTTACACGCGGCAACTTAATGCCTCTATTTCTAGCCTCATATAAAATGTTTATAACCTGACGTCTTAACTTATAAGTGAAGTCGTTCATTTTATGGTTTTTAATTTCTTTTGTTTTCATTTTTTCCCCTTTGTTAGTTAAATTAAACATGTTTAATTTATATCCCATCTAGATAAGATAGTCAAGTAATAAAATTATTTTTTTTTATTTTTATTCAACCTGGACGGGTACCCGTCCAGGTTGTGTTATGTTTATTTAACTATCTTTGTTTTTAGCTCCACGGCCTCCCCGTCTACAATAAATTTATTATATAGATGCGGGTGCTTCTCCTGGAAAGCTTTCACATCGAAGCGCTTAGTATTTTTTCTAGATGCTTCAATATAATAAGATTTATTTTTATATTTATTAATTATAGAGCCGCCCATTCGGTCTACAATCTCCAGGGCTTCCTCCTTAACGTTCACCCATAATTTATTATATGATTTACGTGTGTCGTTAATCTCGCAAGCTTGAAAAAGTTTTACGTTTTCAATTGGCGAGATTGCCTGGCTGTTTTTTGTTTTTTGTTGTGCTGTCATAAATTAACCTCCTATTGTTAGTTGTTGTTTTATGTTTAACACATCCCATGAATATAAGATATTTAAATATATGTCAAATAAAAAATAAATTTTTTTTCTAGGCCAGGTTGTACGCCTGGCCTAGTTTAGAGCAATTCTAAAAAAGCATTAATAACAATATTATTACAAAAAACATCGGAAAGAATACCGCTGCCCTGAGTATGAAGGCTATAAAATGATCCATTACGATGCAATCTTAATGAAACTATTCGCGGTTACTTTCCGCCCGAGTCCCTTTGCAACCAGACCAACAACCACGCCCGAAGGGTCTTTGAATCTTAGATCGTGTTTATCTCCATCAATTACCCTTCGCGCATTCCATCGCTTCGGTAACTTATCTTTAAACACAACAGCAACGTTTGCGCCCTTCTCCATTGCTGCCAATTGATCCGAATCGTTACGGCCTGAGTCACTGAAGGTAAAATGTAAATTCTTAAATTCATGATCAAGATAATTTAAGACTTTGGTGTATTCGTAGAATTGTACATCCGGATGTAGATCCATTAAGCTGCCACCTCCATCAACCTTCATTCTGTGCCAGGGTAAGTCTGAAGTCCCGTTGAGTCTACAAGCGAATTTATAGCCCTGAGATCTTGCCCGCTTCTTTAGCTGCTCGATCTCCTGGGACAATTCCCACAAGAACCCGTTTTTATTGGTCCAGAAATAATTCGTTTTATTTATTCTAGCCCTTTGTACTGAACCCATCTGACCCCGTCCAGAAGTATTCAAACAAGGGTTGATGCATCCTCCTGGCCCTTTGGTTGCCTTTGGGCAAACGTTCCGGCCACTTAGATCATATGGCGCTAGATGCAGGATAGCCGTTTTATACCCGAATGCTTCACCCTTTGCCATTTTGGTTTGGCTGTAATAATTTAATAACATTACTTGCCCCCCTTCATTTTTAATTTACTTAAGTCCGTATGAACCAACTTTGCAGGCCCTGCCTCTATGGTCCATGAAGTAAACCCCCCGAAGGTCTCTTTTTTTGCCCCGAGTCCTTCAAATAGATTTTTTAAATCATTTAAAGAGTTTAGTTTAGTGTAACCCTCTTTTTTTATTTTTTTTATATTATATTTTTTATCCATTTTTTTTGCTCCTTTGTTAGTTAATATCCCATTAACATAAGATAGCTGCAGCTGTCAACTATTATTTTTATTTTTTTTTTAATTTTTTTATTCTTTATATATCCCGGCTCACGGGTCCAGGTCCTAAGTAAAGGGAAATCCCTTTACCGAAAAAAGTCGTTGTATGTCTCAAGATTTACGCGCCTGTATAAAGGTAAAAACCTTTATGGAAAAAAGTCGTTGTTGTTCTCAATACTTACGCGTGGGTAAAATCTTTTAAGGTAAAGGTAAAGGTAGCTTTTTTATTTTTTCGTTGTTGATCTCAAGAAATACGCGCCAAGCTATGCTTGGCGCGTGTCAAAGTCTCGTGATGCGTGGGACTTGGTTTAATAGTCTTTAATAAATTCCATAGCGTCAAATAAATTTTTGAAAATTGCAACACGAATCACGCTTCTCGGCTCTCGGACATTGAAAATTTGATATTCTGAAGAGCTCTTCTGCGAGAGTGCCTCTCGCAAGATAAAAGACACGCCACCATTTTTATAATGTGTCAAATGCCAGTTAATTTGATACTTGGACAAACCCAAATTCTTGACATTATTTGATTTTAACTCAATCCAAATACTTTTGTTATTTATCAACCAATAAACATCTGGTATTCCATTAATAGTAATACTTTCTATACGAAAAATTTGACCTTTTAACTTTAAATTTTTTATGCGTTGCCACAATAAACTTTCTGATTTTTTCATAATGTTATTAGGTCAATAACATATAAATAAAAAGCCCTCAACCACACTCTCGCGCATTGTTAAGGGCTTTGTAGGACTTTAGCTGTAATTAAAGTCTAGAGCCTAATTACAACAGGTTGCTAACTTACCTATTGGACTAGTACCAATTCTATTTGCTCGGCAACTCCAATAAAGTTTGTGGAACTTCCAAAACTATTTCAGCTTTGGACATCTCTTTTTTTAAAGAATTAACCACGTTATTTATATGTGCGCCAGTATGAATAATCATTCTACATCTTTTTCTAACTTTATCTAAAGAATTATAAACTTTATGATTTTTCTTAACATGATTTTTAGCTTCTTGGTAGCAAGCGTCATTTAACTTACTTTCAGCAGTATTAGGATTTACAGTACTATTATCCCCAAGATACATGTCTTCCCAATTACGAGCTTTGCTTAATCTTTGAACTTTAGCTTTAAATTGCTCACTTGCCTTTTCCCAAGCATGTTTTAATTTATTTTCCATGATTGCTTTATTGTCCACAAAGTCTTCATAAGCCTTATGCTCTTTTTTAAGAGCTTCAAGCTCTTTGTATAAGCCACACTCTTTAACAAAATTATCTTTTCTTTTATCTGCCAAAGTTTGTGCTTCTTGTGTTATTTCAGTATCAACTGATCTTTGCTTTTCATAGAATTCATCATTAGTAAAATTATTCCAGAATTCTAACTCATCTTTTCTTATTGGTTTCATTTATTGCTCCATTGTTTATTGTTAGTTTTATTGTAGTGGGTTGAACTTGATGCAATTATTGTATTCAACCTTTTAGTCAAGAACGCACCA